GGAGGACTCATCGCCCTTGAAGCCGCCGTTGCGAGATTGTATGCGGTTGAGCTTGAGGCCGAAATCATCTCCGCTTAATTCACGACCATGCCAACGCTTGCCGAAAGACTCGAAACCGCCACGACGACCCTTGAAGGTCTGGTTGCCAACACCACTGGCACCGGCGACATGGTGCTGAAAGACGAGGCCGAGATTTCACCTTTGACGGTGACCCTGGCAGTTTCACCAACGGGTCGCAGGGTCGTAGTGACAAAGAGTTCGATCAGCGCCTTTAGCTCCGCTGGTGCTCAGACGCTTCTGCTTGATTTCCAGGGCGGTGAGATTAACTGCAAAATTCTTAGCGTAAACGGAAACTACATCGGATTCGGCGGAAGTTTCTCTACTTCCGGTGCGTATGCCGCAACTCTCACGCTGACCGGAACAACCAACGTCACGCTCCCGACTTCCGGCATGCTGGCGACGACTGCGGAAGGGACTTCAACGACGCCTGGGCTTAATCGCCAATGGCTTCGCTCAGGAACCATTCAGCTTGCCAATCTGACTGAGGTAAAATCTGGCACAAGTTCGAGCACCTCCGCCACTCCCGTCAGCTTCAACTTGGTTTCAGGGACAACCTCAACAACAGGGTTTGGCGGACGCCGCGCAGCGCCGAGCAACAACGGTGTGTTTTTTGAGGGAAAGTCAGCGGGCGTCATACCCTGGGCCGCGCAAACCATAGAGGGAGAAGTTTTGCTTCTTTTCACGTCGAGTTGGGACACGGGCTCAGTCTTCCGCCTTCACGTTGGACGGACGAACGCTCAGTCAACCGGCGACACGGCTCACGCGAGCCACCCGAACTCATTTGAAATCAGATACGAGCCTTCGACTGCGCTCAAAGTAATTGGCGCTACCGCTTCCGCTACAACCTCAGTCACAAGCTCGTTCACTCCGACCCTTGGAACAGCTTTCCGGTTGAGGTGGAAAGCCTCTGGAGGCACGATTCTTGTGTGGGTAAATGGAACTCTCGTTGCAACAAACGCAGGCGGACCAACTGCCGATTCCGGCGTGACTGCCAATGTGTTTTACATGGGCGTGGAAAACTCAGGAACGGTTACAACCGGGTCTGAGGCCAAGACCTCGATCCCTGTCCTCGACATCTACTAAAAATCCCGTGCAAACCTGGCCGACATGGTTCCCGAACTGCACCACGGACTTCTCGCAGAAGGTCGCGGCCTCGGTCTCGCGGACTCAGATGGAGGATGGGTTTGTCAAGCAGGCATCACGCGAGGTTGAGAATCAGCGCACGCTGAATGTAGTATGGGAGTTCGACAAAGACCAGTTCGCGGAGTTTCAATCATTCTTCAAGTATTCACTGTCCAACGGGGCTGATTGGTTCACGGCGACGGTGCCGGTTTCTGGACTCATGGAGTCCAAGGTTGTCAGGTTTGTGAATGGAGAGTTTTCGCACAGTCATTTTGCCATTCTTTATGCTCGCGTTTCCGCAACGCTTGAGACACGCGATTGAGGCACATTTCAATGATTCACTCAGACCTCACAAACGACATCGGAAGTTTCCTGCTGGCCGCGCTGCCAACCGGGGGGCTTATGGCACAGATGACTGAAACGCTACCCTCTGGCTGGAAGGACTTGGGCGTTGCTGGATGCGCCCTCGCCGCTACTGTCACACTCTGGCTTTACCTAAAGAAGAAAGACGACGACCAAAACAAGGCTCAGATTGCCGCGCTGGTTGCCAAGGACGACGAAATCAGGCGTTTGAACGACCAAAACAAGGCTCTACAAGCGGAACTTTTCAAAAGACTTAACCACGACGACAAATGAAAATAGCACGTTTCCTTCTCATCGCTTCGGCATTTACGCCGTTCACCATCTCGATTCTTCCCGGTTGCCGAAACGTCCCGGCCCAGACCCAGGCAGTCCAAACGCTAAAGGCCGTTGGATACGCCGCCAAGGCTGTCGTGGACGGGTCTTGGGAACTCCGCAAGCGAGGTGCCATCACGGAAGCCAAATGGGCCGAAATCGCCCGCTTTTACGACGACCGCTTTCAGCCCGCCTTCCGCAAGTCCGTGAAACTGGCCAAGGAACGCCTTGACGCTCCCGCGCCAGTCGAAATGGTCTCCCTCCTCTCTGAACTTCAAACCCTCTCCAAGTGAACCCCGCCGCCGTCATCTCCATCCTCAAGCTCGTCGTTGACGAAGCTCCCGCCGTCATGCGGATGATTGAGGACATCCGCAAGGGCAAAGACCCCACCGAGGCCGACTGGAAGGAGCTTGAATTACTCGGCGCTTACACGTCTGAGGACGCGAAGAAACGATAAATGGCCACCTACGAGGAAGCGATAAAACGGGCGATGGCGTCCTGCCCGTCCAACGTCCCGATTCTCCAAGCGATTCAGGTCAGTCATCCCGCGCTTCCAACGGGCGACCTTTGGTTCGTTGACCGCCTGACACCTCGCACGCTTGGTCTTGAGGACGGAAGCTCGCTTTCGGAGTGTGGCCTTGATCCTGGCGCTCCCGGCGCTGAACCAGCAGACCCGGGCGCAGACCCAGGCGACCCAGGCGCAGAGCCTCCAGAGCCGGGGAATGAGCCCGTGCTGACGGATTACGTTTACGTCTCGGATGGGGTAAGCTATTCCCACCGGCCTTTCGATCTGAATTACCGCGAACCAGAGGATGAGCCGATTGCCTTTGAGGTGTGGGAAAGCAGTTGGGACACTTGGCAAGCGGACATCGGGAACGCTGGCTACCTACTGGCCGCAAAAGAAGCCGCCGAGGCCATGTTTGACAGCGACCACGCTTGGTGGGTGGCGTTGAATGCAACCCACGACGCATGGGTGACGGCAAAGGCCACATACGACGCTTGGGTGGCTGCGACCGCACTCCATGAGGCTTGGGAGTCGAGGGACGCTGCCTACACTGCTTGGCTGGCCTGCATTGCTGCCGAAACGATCACTCAGGTTTTCCAACCGCTCGCATTCGAGATAAAGCTGTCCGCCACGGGCGAACACGGCATCCAAGACCTATCCGTGACCGGCTGTGATGTCGAAGGCCAGTTTGGCGACTTCATCGAGAGCGTGGCGCTGTCAGGCTCGAACGTGCCAATCACCATGACCTATCGCGCCTACCGCGAGGACGACCTGAACACGGTCCAATACCTGCTTGAGATGTCGCTGTCCAAGGCGAGAGTCACGGTTTACTCGTTCTCGGCCCGCGCAACCGTTGGCGATTTAATCAACCGCGCATACCTCACGGAAAACTTCACCAAAGAGCGTTTTCCTGGGCTTGAAAGCCGTGGATAATCTTTTAATTTCACCACCAAACTGCCATGCAAAAACCATCCATCGGACGCATCGTCCTTTACACCCTCACTGAGCAGGACGCTGCTGCCATTACCGCCAGGCGCGGCACCCCGCAAATCGGCTCCGGAAACTCCGTGCAGGCTGGCGACGTTTACCCGGCCACCGTCGTTCGCGTTTGGGACATTGAGGGCGCGGTTCCGTCCTGCAATTTACAAGTTCACCTCGACGGGCCTGACAACTTTTGGGCTCTCTCGCGTTTCCAGTTCGGCTCGCAGAAGGAGATTCAAAATCCAACTCGCCACAGCACCTGGGATTGGCCCATCCGCGAGTAATATGACCGTGGCTGACCATTGGGCAGAGAAGTTGATTGGCCTGCCGTGGAAGGCGGGCGGAAGAGGGCCGCATGAGTTCGACTGCTGGGGCTTGCTTGTTCACGTTTACCGGGAGCAATTCGGGGTGCTGCTCCCCGATTATCCGATTGACCCTGGAAACCGCATCGAGGTCATCGGAGCGGTTGAGGTGGCGCTGTTTCGAGGTGACGCGCAGTTGCTCGCCAAACCGGAGCACGGTTGCGGCGTCCTGATGGGCGTGAACAGCCAGAAAACCCATCATGTCGGCATCTGGCTTGACGTGGACGGCGGGAAAATCCTTCATGCGGACAAGCCGCGAGTCCGCTTTATGTCGATCGGTGAAATCCGAAGCGTTGGTTATCGGCACATCTCATTTTACCGCTACCACACATGGCCACAAAAATCCAACTGAAATCACCTACGGGAGACAGCGTTGATACGACTGTCACCCTTGAGGACGGAACGCTAATTCCCGGCGTCTCTGCCATCAAGTTTACGCTTCTGGCAGGAGAGTCGGCCAAGGCTGAATTAGAGTTCTGCGAGATGGATTTTGACACAAGGGCCGAGGCTGAACTTGTGCCATTTGCCGTAAAACTCTGGCGTCAGTTCTCAGCGAAAGACAAAGCATTGTTCATCGCTCGCCTTGTTGTCGAAGATGCGATGGAAGCGGCAAAATTTGAGGCGTTGATTGGTGCGACCAAATACAGAGACTTTGCTAACGGCGGGCTTGTCCCTGCGGTAGGCGAGCGAGTGAGTGAAGTTGTTGGCTTATGCACTCAGCAAATGCTTTCGACAATTCAAGCAGACAAACTTAAAGAACTGGCAAGCGGCGTGCGAAAGGACTGACAAAAAATGGCCGTCATCCGCGAATACCTGAACCCGTTTCTGCCGGGACAACCCTCCGTAGATCATCAGCACGCAGGCGGGATTACCGTGTGGGAATGGTTGCAGATTCGCCAGCCGGGGTTCGTGAACTTCACCGTGCCGACCGTCTGCTCCGTTGTCATCCGTGGCGGAGAAGGGAAGAAGGATTATCTTCTGCCTGAGGACTGGCACACGTATGTCATACAGCCTGACGACATTGTCACTTTCACAGCGATCCCCGGCGACATCGTAACCCTTTTCATCGCCATCCTCGTCGTCTTGGTCGTCGCGGCAATCGTCTTGGTCCTGACGATGCCCAAGCCCGCCTTGCCGGGCCAGCAGAAGGTTCCCAACTCGGTTTACAATCTGGAGGGAAGGCAGAATGAAAACAAGTATGGCCAGCCAATCCCCGACAACTACGGAAGGATGCGGATGTATCCATCCTACGGCTCGGGCTCCTACAACGAGTTCGACGTGAACGGGAAGCAGATTCTCTACGTTGTGCTGTGCCTCGGGCATGGCGAGTATGAAATTGAGACGGAAGAGGTTGACGGCGAGGACGTTCCAAGTTGGCGCTTTGGTGACACGAACATCGTCAACTTCGAGGGAATCGAGGTCCAGAACTGCCCGCCAGGAACGCCGGTAACGCTGTTTCCTGACAACGTCATCACCGTGGCCAACGTGCAGGGCGTCGAACTCTTCGGGCCGAATGAGGCTGAATACGTCGAGGACTCGGAAACCTACGCCACGGGAACGCTACTCGGGACCAGCATCGGCATTGACATCGTTTTCCCCAATGGCCTCTACGCCTCCGACTCGGCAGGAAACTTTATCTCCAACACCATCCAAGGGCTTTGGGAGTATTCGACGGACGGCGGAACTATTTGGACGCCGCTTTTCAACTTCTCGCGCACGCTCGCCACCAACACTCCGCAAAGGTTCACAGTCAACACAACGGTTCCGCTCGGCGTTACCCACATTCGCGCCAACCGCGTAAACGACCGCGACCTAAATCCGCGCTCAGGCAACACGCTGTCATGGCAGGCGCTCCGCATCTTCCTTCCTTCGACCGTGGATTATGGAAACGTCCACATGGTCGCGTTCAAGGCGCTGGCCACCAACAACCTGAACACGCAGTCACAGGCCACGTTTAACTTCGTCGCCACTCGCAAGCTCCCGATTTACAGCCTCGAATACAAAACTTGGTCGGCTCCCACGGCCACACGCTCGCTCGTTTGGGCGTTCGTCAACGTGGCGCGGGCGAGCTACGGCGGGCGCAGGTCTGACAGCCAGCTTGATCTTGAGGCGCTGGTTGCGCTGGATGAAATAGATTCTTCACTCGGAAATACCTTTGACGGCCAGTTCACCCAGCGAACGGGACTTTGGGATGGCCCGCTGAAAACCATCGCCGCTGCTTGGCGCGGTCGGCCCATGATGAACGGCCAGAAGCTCACCATCGTCCGCGACGGCCCAATCACGCTCCCCGGCACCTTCTACAACACCGCGACCATCGTCAAAGATTCTGCTGACTTGTCCATTGAGACGCCTGAGACGGACCCGATGGACGGGATTGAAGTGACCTACGTTGACGAGGACACGCTGAAAGAGGAAACGGTGATGTGCTACTTCCCGGACGAGGCTTATCCGGCCAACCCCGATAAGATTAACCTCATGGGTGTAACAGTCCGCCGCCAAGCCTATCAGGAAGGAATGATTCAGTATGCGCGGAAACGCTACCAGCGGATGAACCTTTCCATCAAGGTCGGCATGGAGGGACAGCTTGC